GGGTAGATGATTTGCTGGTATAATCTATCTCATATTGTACACCATCACTATTGTATACAAGAGTTCCTGAATCCAGAAAACCTAATGTTGAATCTACATCAAGATAATCTTGCCCCAAACCTACTGGATTTGTAACTTTTGTTTTGGGGTGAATTGAAAAGACAAAAGTTTCTAATTCTGGATTATAGTCAAGACTAAGTTTAAAATATTCTTGACCATCTCTAAAGATTTGCTCAACGTCAGTAATTGTACCAACTGCTTTGGGAGTAATATCAGTCTGATCTTGGAAAAGTGATCTATTAACCAAATCTTTTGGATCACCCAGTAACTTTTGTACTACGAGATCTCTTGTAATTCTGTAATCTGCATCAGAAGGTTGGAATAAAAAATCTCTTGGTTTTACTACAGAAACTCTAGTCCCATATAATATTTTAAACAATACATTAAAAGATGCATCCGATCCTTTTGCAGAGTAAAAATCTTTTAATCTAGAAACTACCGTTGGTTCAAAAATTCCTTCAAAGAATGATATATTATCAAATCCTGGAGCATATTGTTTTTTATACTTTTTAAATATTTCAAGTAAAAATAATGAGTGAAGATTAAATACGGGATCCCCACTGGAATGAATATCTTTATCGGTAGTTTTAAACTCTACTCCTTCAGAATCATTATCTCTATATGATGTAATGCCACTAAAACCACGTTTACATCCAGTAAAAGTGTTACCTACGATATTATCATAAGAGATTATTTCATCATTTATGGATATGAGACCATTTTTTAAAGGAAACCCTAATGTAGATTCAACTACAATAGATTCAGTATTGAAAGATAAAGATTCCGTTAAGTTAGTGTCGAAAACTAATTCAGAAATATTTTCTATTTTAGTGTAATTATCAATATTATTGATAATATCTAAAACTGCACCTGGAGTCTCTAATCCTTTATAGTATTCTTCAATGAAGGATACAAATTCGGGATATGATTGCTGAACAAATTCAGGTAATTGATCTTTAACTACATTGTGGATCTTAACTCTTTGCATATCCCTACAGTCGGACGTATTTTCCGTTAATGTAACTTGATGATACTATATATTGCGATCCTGAGATGTCGATTCCAGAAGAAATTACATCAGTGATCATTTGTGTTGATGATGAGGTAGTATCTAATTGCAAATACAAATCTTGAAGACCGATTACGTCATTTGATTTGGGAAGAGCAGATAATTCGATAATATCATCTCCAAATTTCTTCTTGGTTGTTGAAATTACATTGATCGCGTTCAATTTGACTTCTCCCTTCATATAATCAATTGATCCAATAGTGTTACGAACAACAATTGGATCATTTGCTGCATTCAATTTGAATAAGAAGACTGCCCCAGTCATTCCATCAGATGATGGTCTATCACCAAGGTAAACTGTTCCTGTTATTCCCTCTACGGAAAATCCACTAGACTTTATATTGTATCCAGAAGAATTTTTAATATGGAACTGATTACCATAACATATTTCATATTCAGTAAATATTGCGATATTTACTTTAATATCTCTTCTCAATTGAACCTTTGTAATATTTGATGTAATTGCATTAGAAGAGTCGTCAATTAGTTTTAAAAACTTACTATATTTAAACCTAGAACCATACCTATTTAACTCATCAGAGTCAGCATACTTTTGAATATTTTTAAGAATTTGTTCTTTAATATTATCCGCCTTACCTAGGTTTTGATTGTAATATGTACTTGAATCATATTCAATGTAAAGATATTTTAGGTCAATAAATTCTGGAATAATGCCAGCAACAGAGTATGAGCGTAAAGATGTTTTAATATTGTCTTTTACAATATTGGGAACATATGAACCATTTTTGGGTTTAATTGATATGAAGACTTTACCATATTTTGGTGGATTAACTTCCTCACCACCAAATACTGATACCGAATCTGCTTCTGGATATATTACTGGTATCAAAGCCTCATAATCACCTGCTGTAACCGCTCTATTCTGCGATGCATAGACCCTTGGAGCGAGTTTTTTGATGCTCTCTATAGATTCTATTGGGGAACCATAACCAGACGCTTCTAGAGTCGTTACAAGGGGTGCTGTGACCTTGACTGGACTGCCGTTATTGTCGAAGAATCTTCCAGAAAATTTGAATGCATCAATTCCATTTGCAAGTTCTCCGTTAGTGACAACATATGTTACTATGATATAGTTGCCATTCTGCAATTTACTGCCAAACGAACCATCTCCAAAAAGTAATTCATACCTTTCGTCAGCAATTTCATTCAAGAAAAATATATCGTCGGTTGATTTGACGTTAATTAGATTATTTGCAAATGAAAATCGTCTAGTAATATTACTATTTCTACTCTCTCTAACCTCAACTCTAATTAAACTGGTATCAATTCTTGGATTTTGTAATATAAATCTTTGATTTTTATTTAAACTATCGACAGTGAAGGTATTCTGAACATAAGAACCTTCAAATATTTCAATATCATCAAACTCTGCCAGTGATTGACTGACTGGAACTGTTATATCCTCTGGAATGGAGTAAATATAACTACGACCACCAAAATTGATGCCTGAAGTCGCTACAATGCCCTTTCTAAGGGTTACTGCAACGGGGTTAGTAGCAAATAAAGATAGATCAATATACAACGAAATGGTTGCTTTAGATGCAGTTACTGATCTTGGTAAGTAACCAATGTTTCTTGCTAAAGATACAACATTCTCTCTTAACGTTGCTGAATCTAAAAAGACCTCATTAGTCAGCATATTAGCATTATATGCACTTATATAAGTGTTATATGCTAAAGCATCTAAAAGAATCGAAAAATTAGATCCCTCAAAGTCATAGTCTGTGAAACTACCCTCTGCTCTTAGGTAACTCTTTATCGATTCTTTGATCTCTGCAAAGTCTAGAGACGCTACATTTACTAATGACATTTATCTAGTTGGCAGTAATACGAACTGTAAATCTTGAGATAGAGCATCGATACCGATTATGTTGTATTTAACAGTAACGTCCATTTGTCCCAAATCATAGTTGGGACTTACCTTAACGTCTGTTACAAAAACTCTGGGCTCATTATTTTTAATAACAATCTCAATCTCATCTCTTAAACTTTTCGCTGTAAAGAAGTCTATATTCTCAAATAGTAATCTACTAACTGCACAACCGAGATTTGGGTTAAATACCCGTTCACCTCTTGCCGTTAATACCAAATTTTGTACAGAACGTGAAATTGCATACTCATTTCTGAGTGCAAGGATGTCTCTTGTTAGGGGATTGCGCTTCAATGTCAAACTTATGTCTCTAAATCCGCGACTAACACGCTCTATAGGCATGATATTTATGAAAAGTTTACCTTAAAAGTTATTTAGGATACTTCTCTTAGTTTAATCGGCAATACAATCTGAATAATTATCTTCAATTGGAAAAATCTCTTCATTTTCCGTAGTTATCTTGCGTTTTTTTGCCCTATTAAGGTACTTGTCACTATCAACTTCGGTGATTAGTGTCATTCCCTCTTCAATGAAGAGTTCTCCCTTATCAACTTTGTGATAATTACCCATTGTTCTCCTGTTTTTGTTGGTTTTCTTGTTCTTTTGCTGTTTTCCAAAAATATTCATCCTCCCTACCCATGCCAAGACGATCATAACCATTCTCAACACTATAATATTGAGTTGATACCTTAAAATCAGGCATCTTGGGGTCAACAGGAGTTAAACTGTTATCAAAAATACGCATTCTATTGTTTGGATACAATGCATACTGACCATTATTCAACTCAATAAGGTTATGTGACTTGTGTTCAGCGGGATTTTCACTAGTTGCATAGTCAATTACATCAGGATCTTGATGATAATTGTCTATTGTACAAATATACTCACCTTTTTGTGTACCATGATCCCTAGTATATAGTTCAAAGTCCATAGAACCAATGAATTGCTTTGTTACAGAGACTACTCCATAGTCCATACAGTTCCAAAACTGTAAATTGGGAAGATCCATATCAGGATCAGGTAAACATGGCTCCGAGAGAAACGCGCTTATGGGTAATTTATCATACATTGCAGCATATTCTGGTAAATATGTCTCAAAATAAAAAGCACGTCCAGGTATACTCTTACAAGATACCCAGACGCCCTTAACAAACTCTCCGTGCCCAGATTGATGGTCAGTAAGATATTCTTTACGAACCCAAACTTCAACTGAGGGAAGGTTGCAGATTAACGCTGCCATAATACTTAATATTATAAGTATACTATTTAATCAACGTCCCTGTCCGCGATAACGCTTTGGTTTATTGTTACGAGACGTTGCGGCATATTTTGTATTTTTTCCAGATCCTTGCATAGTCTTTTTTGGTTGAGACTCAATAAAAACTTTGCCAGTTAGTGATGCTTTAACTTTTGCCATAATTAATCGACGGGTTCAAGTTCTAAATTTGAGGGGTCAAAATCAGCACCCTCATAGTATTGCTCAGCAAGATCTTGAAGGATTTCTGCTGCTTTTTCCATAGGGACATCGGAATGTATCGTCTGTCCCATATACGTAATGTTGACTCTTTGCATTAATCAGATAATACGAAGCTTCTCATGTCCAACACGAATACGAGGGTCACACCATGTCTCTACACCTGCTTCCTTAGCATCTAGACAGAATGACACGTCCTCGCCACACATATCCTGTACACCACCAGATTCAAAGACTTGCATCTTAGGTGCAAACCAAGGATATTCGAGACGCTCGAAGACACCCTTACGAATCATAACCCATCCAAATCCTGTGTAGTCCACAGTGAAGGGCTTGCGACGTTTTGCCATGGATTCTACAGTCTCATGGTTCATGACGCCACCGTTCTTGCGGAAGTCATCTTCTTCCAACCAGTGTGCAACAGAGGTAGTCATGCCATCTTCGGTAGCATACCAACCAGCTGCGATCTCTCGCTCAGCTTGGGGAACGCCGTCTTTGTCTGCACCAGGAACTGCGAGATCACACAGTTGCCAGAACTTCTCAGTATTAAACACAATGTCATTATCAATCCATAGTTGATAATCATACTGAAGTTTTCCATCCCAGGGTACTTGATCAGGTCCACGAAGAACATTCGCACCAAGTACTTTGCAACGTGCAAAGTTTACCATGGAGGAATAATCCTGAGAGATTTGAATATTCATCCCGTTTTGTACAAGATCAAATGCGAGTTGTACAAAACTCTTTAAAAATGTATATGAGCAACTGCGACCTGGAAGACAAAAGACAATCGCCTTGCCACGCATACGCTCTTTAATTGCTTGGTAGTCCCAATCCTCTTTGGGTTTGGTAGGCGCGGACGCCTTAACAGTGAATCCTTTTGCCATAGCGTTAAAGTTTTTTCAGTTCAATTTTAACAGTTTATCTACAAAATGTCAATACGAAGAATCGGAGACCACTGCATGGTCAATCGTTAGTTCTTCATACTCGTATCTTGTTTGGTCCAAGTCCTTCCATAGTAACTGGAAGTCCTCTTCGCTGAGTACAGCGTATTCACATTTACTTTTTACATCGTAGATATGATACATCTTATCCATAATCGTCTAATTCGTTAAAGAATTATAGAGAGTGATAATAAGAATCCCAAGAACTACGAAGAATGGTTTAGGGTGTCGAGCAATCCAATACGTTAGGATGACTCTCCACATATTCCAATAAGGAGTTCTTCGGCGCATCTTAGAGAAGTCTCATTAGCACCAGTATAGCATGGGTGTGAACTATTAATGAATCGTTATTCAGACGAGACCGCTCAGACACCCTTATTATATATCGACCTCCTGGGGGTTATTTTTTCTGGCAAAATTTTTTTATATGAACTCGATATCACTCACTCGATCTGTCACCTCTGTAGGTTAGGGTAGTTACCAAAATATAATCGGGGGGGGGGTCAGAGGGCACACATAAGCATACCTTATCAATCAAATAACTGCCATAACGACTGCTGATCAGAGGGGTTGTGCCGCACGAACAAGTGTCCACACCGCTGAGAACCCAGTCATACCAAGGGATCTCAGCGACTGTGCCAATCCACGAACTGGCATTGTTTCATTATATAACGTAACAGTGCCACTAATATTTCTGTCCACCCCGAAATACTGTAACCAATTGAAACAATTACGGACACAAAAAAAGCACCCCATAAGGGATGCTGATCAGTCGCGGATTGTGTCGTTCTGCCCTTAAACGGTTGCGCTAAGGGCGATCGGTGCTAGTGGTTCAGACCAAACCCTTATGGATGCGG